CGGTGTGCTCGGAGTGCTTCACCCACTGCGAATGGGCAACCCTCGAACTGCTTTGGCAAGCGGCCGCCGTGAGCCCGTCACGAGAATGATTTTGCCTCGCTAGTCCCCAAGGGGGACGCAGGGGCCAAGGGGGGCTGCGCGATCCCAAAAAACGCAGACCAACAACAAACAACCAGAGTGATATGAAAATAATTAAAGGAAAACAACAGCGGCCACAGCGGGTGGTCATTTACGGGGTTGAAAGCGTCGGTAAGACGACTTTCGCCAGCAAGTTCCCAAATCCTCTCTTCCTAGACATCGAGGGCGGATCGAACCACCTCGCCGTTGATCGGGTGGCGGTCTCGACTTGGAAAGAACTCGGCGAGTGCATCCAAGAAGCCAGCCGGACGGATTACGAGACGATCGTGATCGACAGCGCCGATTGGGCGGAGCGGTTGGCGGTTGAAGACCTCCTCGCCACGAGCAAGAAGCAGAGCGTCGAGGATTTCGGATTCGGCAAGGGCTGGGTGATGACGGCGGAGAAGGTCAGCCGGTTCCTGACAGCTCTCGATATGCTCATCGATGCCGGCAAGCATGTCGTTGTCCTGGCGCACTCCAAGGTTCAGCGAACCGAGCCGCCGGACATTTTGGCCGCATACGACCGCTACGAGCTTAAGCTGTCGAAGCAGTCCTCGCCGCTGGTCAAAGAGTGGGCGGATGAGCTTTGGTTTTTCCGGTTCAAGACGAAAGCTGTCTCGCAGGAGAACGGCAAGGCCAAGGGGATAGGTGGAAAAGAACGCATTATCCTGACCACCCACTCGGCGGCCTACGACGCGAAGACGCGCTCGGGCCTTGCCGAAGAACTCCCGATGGAGTGGGAGTCCGTGGCGCATGTCTTTGGGAAACCTGCACCCAAAACCTCGGCACCTGCCGTGGAGATCATTGGCCGGGAGTCGGTGGCCGTCCTCGAGGAAAACGAGGAAGTCGTCAACCTCTTCCTCGTTAGCAACGGTTCCATCGCCGAGGGCCAGACATGGCGGGACGCCAGCGAGAAACTGCGCCAGCAGATCGTGGCGCGGCCTGCCGCCCTTGTCGCTAAAGCCAAAGCTCAAATGGAGGTGGCGGCGTGATCAAGGAAATCTCTCCGAGTTCCCTGCCGAAGCTCGCCGAGTGCGCCCTCTTTACGGGCGCACCCGGCACAAGCGCGGCGGCAGAGCGTGGGACGCTACTGGATCGAGCGATCCGCGAGCTTTTGGTTGATGATCCCACGACCTACGACGGCCTCGCCGCCGAAGATCAGGCGGTGGCTCGGTGGGGCGTGGACGAACTCCGGACGCTCTCGGGTGGCTACCATGTAGAGACTCGCGAGGAGCATCTCGGCATGGAGGTGCCGGGCCTTTCCAAACCCGGAACGGCGGACGCGGTATGCGTTCGCGCTCAATGGGTGGCAGATGTAAAAACGGGAGCCGTCAGGAATTATAGGGAACAATTAAGTGCCTATTGTTTAGCCTGTATGCACGAGCATTTTGCGGACTCGTGGACGGCTCATGTCGTTTATGTCGATCAGCGCCTTCGCCGGACTTACACCTTCACCAGGGAGCAAGCCGAGGCGACCGTTTCGGCGGTGATCGCCGAGGCCAGCAGCCGGTTGGCGGAGCCGACGCCGAATGAGTATTGCGGCTGGTGTGCTCATCAAAACGGGTGCCGAGCCTTGGTGCGTCAATCCTCCGAGGCTTTGGCCTTGGTCAAGTCCGACCTCGCACTCTCCGACATCCGCGACCAAATCCTCGCCAATCCGGTCGAGTTGAGCGCCTTCGCCGCGAACTGGAAACTCGCCGAGAAGCAGATCGCCGAGCCGGTCCTCGATGCTCTGAAGGAACGCCTCGCCGCTGGTGAGGACATCCCCGGCTGGAAGGTCACGACCGGCGCAGGGCGTCAGTTCGTGGAGGCCGATGCCATCGCACGGGCCTCCGCCAATGTTTCAAAAGAGACGCTCATCCTCGCCCTCGGCGGGAAGATGGGCGCCGACAAATTTCGCCAGTTCTGCCTCGAAGCCGGGGTGGAAGTGGATGAGTCAGCGGTGAAGTCAGGGGCACCGATAAACACCCTGCGACAAATCAAATCCAAAAAATAATATGCCTACCTACAAACAATCCGAACCGAAACCCGTCTATTTCGTAGAGCCGGGAACCTACAAAGTCGAGATCGTCAATGCCATGGAGAAGCTCTCCAAGGCCGGAAACCCGATGATCAAACTCATCTGCCGAGTCGAAATCGGCGAGGGTGCCAAGGGGCCGGAAGTCCATGAGCACCTGACATTCACCGAAAAAGCGGGGTGGAAGATTGACCAAGTGCGCGAAGCCTGCGGGTTCGCCGTGATCCCAGGGGAGGACATCGATGTGCAGCCCGAGCATTTCATCGGCAAGACGGCCTCGGTCGTTCTTGGCGAGGAAGAGGGCGCCGACTCCGGCCATCGCTTCAACACCCTCGAGCGCTGGATGTCACCCAAATCCTCGGCCCCCGCGCCGAAGGCCAAGCCAGCAAAAGAGACCGACGACATCCCGTTCTGATTCAACCCTCCGGGGCGCGGCGTGGATACGCGCAACAACCTTTTCGCAATGAATTTTGACACCCGAACCAAGAACGATCCCGCCGAGGATCGCAGGCTATCAGGCCATGAACAGACTCGCTACCAAGCAACAAAAAGCACTCCTCTATGTTTTGCAGGACGGAGTTTGTCCGGTGTGTCGCCGGACAATGGACAGTTGGGAAGCTCATCACCTGATCCCTTGGTCACAAGGCGGGGAAACCTCAACAGCAAACCTTAAACTCCTATGTCCACCCTGCCACAAACATCTGCATTCCAACCCCGCAAAGGTCAGCAAGACCTAATTAAATACCTGCCGCAAATTCAACGCGGCGACACCCTGTCCGTTCAATGGCCGACTGGCTACGGGAAGAGCATTGGCTTTGCCCTTGTCTGGAAGCATTGCCACGAAACCCAGGTTGCAAACCGCATGCTGATGATCGTTGCCAATGATACTCAGCGCCAACAAATCGTGAATGATTTTGCTGGGGATTGCGCCTTAGTTGGTGCGCCTTGCCTTGGGGGAATCTGGTCATTTGAAAGGAGCGCCGGAGACCTTCGCATGGCACGGCTCGGAGAGGTTCAAGTTTTTGTCTGCACCGTCCAGCAACTCGAGGCCAGCATGAGCCGTGGAGGATTGAACACCCTCAAAGATTTGCTCCAAGTGCCGGGAACAAAGTGGTTCGTCGGGTTCGATGAATTCCACCACTACGGGGAAGCGATGGCGTGGGGCGATGCGGCCAAGCTGGCAATCGAACACGCAGAGTTTTCTTTGGCAATGAGTGCCACACCATATCGGCGCGGCGCTGACACCATATTCCCTGAGCCGAGGCTTTGCGTCACCTATCGGGAGGCCGAAGAAGGCCGATGCGTTAAGCCGATGGTTTGCCACAGCTACGAGTATTCCGTTGCCGTCATTCAAGACGGGGAAGAAGTGGCGAATTATACAACTACCGAACTTCACCGCATGGCCGATGGGGAACTTGACCAATGGGAGGAAAGGAAAAATATCCGATATTCCCCGCAGTATTTACATCCTCTAATCATCCACCCGATTCGTCGGTTGCGGGAGATGCGAGCACAAACAGGCAAGCGGCTCCAGATGCTAGTTCGAGCCATGTCTTGCAGGCATGCCAAGATGGTCAGTGAACAGATCAAGCAATTCGCCGAAGGACTTTCAGTTGATTGGATCGGAACAGGAATCAGCGGACGGAGCGACAAAGAAAACCGGCAAATCCTGACCAAGTTTTGCCCTCCAAAAAACCAACACGGCAAGCGGCCCGATGCTGAGATCGATGTCCTCGTTCAAGTCAGTATGGCCGGAGAGGGGTTTGATTCGGTCAATGTCTGCGAAATCATCGATTTGTTTCCAGTAAGCGCAAGGGCGCTCTCTGGAAAGGCTACACAGGACAAGCAGTTTTATGGCCGGGGGGCGAGAATCGTATCTGGTGCCGAGCAGTTGGCGTTGAGCGTCAATGTGCCGAGCGATCACCCGCTTCATGCTTGGGCTGGAAGATCATTGGCGACATGGATGGATGCTTGTGGCAACGGGAATGAAGCGAAGCCACAAGAAGCCCCACAAGCCCCAGCTTTTGATCCTTGGGATTTCCCAGAACTCTTGAGAGAGCGGGAAATTGAACTCATCTCTGTCATAACTGACCAAGGTGCTTACGAGGCATTCAAGGCCGAAGCATCGCGCCGACGCGGCTATGATCCAGTAAGAGATGAAGCTGAGTTGGCTGAACTCTACAAGATCGGCCAGAACGCTTTTCAAAAGGAGCAGAGCA